ACTACAACAAACACATAATATTAAGAAACAAACTGTTACTATAAACTTTGGTTCTGGAACGGTAGATCAAAAAGCAACTTATGATATGAGTGGGAAACTTTTAAGTCGTGATACTACATCAATTAAAAGCGGTACTATGGGCGTAAGTGTTGACAAAGACAAAGGTGCAACAGTTGACATGACAACTTTGTCCGGTAAAAAACATAGTATTAATAGTAAAGATCCAAAAAAGTATAATAAACTTGCCGCATTGAAAAAAGATCAAGATCAAGATTTAGATGATTTTAAGAAAGCTAACACTGCTACTCTTGCTAAAATGGGTATTAAAAGATAATGTATACTAGTATTGATGAGCTTAAGAAACTTGCTGGTGTAAACGAATTTAAAGGTTACACAGAGTACACTCTTGAGAATATCAGTGATGCAGCAGCTTCTAATCGCAAGAAAGAAAAAGCACAAAATATAAAACCAGGTGACAAAGAATGGTTTAAACTTTGGTTTAGCCTTCCGCACATGACTGGCGCAACATTTAGAGGACGTAAGTAATGAAAATATTTGAAATTATAAGTGAAAAATATACTGGGCCTTTAAGTGACAAGCAAAAAGAATTACTTAAAAAAGGATATAAATTAGATAAGGACGGAGTGCCTTATTGGGAGCCGGACGGAGATAAAGTAAGTCCTTTTTATCAAGATGAATTAGGGCCAGGTTGGGATAAAGCAAGTTTAGATAAAGATGGTGACGATATTATACCTGGCTCAAGCGACTTTTTTGACAAGGCTAGAAAAGATCCTAATAGTAGTTATAAAGCAAATACTACAACAGACTTTAAAGGCGGCGGTTATAAACAAACATTTGCGCCTGTAATTAAAAAAGGAAAGCTCATAAAACCAGAGAAGGTAGTAGACTTTCCTAATGTGAATGCAAAAGTAAGTACAACAACACAGAAGAAAAAAGGTGGCAAACTCAAAACAGATGTTAAATTTAAAGGCAATCTATAATGAGATACAAAGATATTAAAGAAGGTGTTGGGCGCATTACAAAACAGAATCAAACTGTTGACGTTGGCCCTAGTGAAATTAAAACACAAGCAGCAAAATTTGGCAATAGTGTTGACAAAGATGGTCGTCCACCTACACTATCAAAAAAAACAAAAGGTAAATCTACAAATGTTTTGTTCAATTTAGGTTTAGCTGAATCTATTTCGGTTGACACCCTATATGAAAATGTGTTATACTATAGGCAAATGAAAGAAGACTTAGGCGAAATAGCACAGGCAACTGAAATATACATTGACATGGACGGCGTACTTGCAGACTTTTTTGGTGAGTGGGCTAAACTAATGGACAAGAAGCATTGGACAAAGATTGATGATTTTCCAAATGCACTACAAAAAATTAGAGATACAGAACAATTTTGGTTAGAACTGCCAATACTTCCTCAAGCAAAACAATTACTTGCTCTTGTTAAACAAGTAAAAGGCGAATACAATATATGTAGTACGCCTTTAGCAGATGATCCAAAATCTGAGCCGCACAAGCGCGAATGGATTAAAAAGAATTTAGCATTCTTTCCGCCTAAGAATATACATATAACACACGACAAACCACAGTATGCAACACAGCAAGACGGCACGCCTAACATCTTAATTGACGATTACGGCAAAAACGTAGAAGCATGGGATGCTGCAGGTGGTACAGGATTCAAATACAAAGATCATAAATTCGAACGTACTGCTAAGGATATTAAACAGCATATGCAAGAGCCTGTAGAAGATGTAAAAGAAAATATTACAAGTGCAGATATACCTGTTGTAACATACGATAGAAATTACGGCGGCGATGTTAACAAAGTACTTGCAGTAAAACGTGATGCAAAGGCTGATGCAGAAGCATTGTATAAAAAATTAGGTGGCGTAAGCGATGCAAATTTTGAAGTTATTTCTCAAGCTGCAGAACAAAAGAAACAAGAGTTACGTCAAGTATATAGAGATGCACTAGCAAAACAAGGCATCAAAGGTGCAGCGGCACTTAAATCTCCAGAATACCTATTGTTTAGAAAACAAAATGCTGACTTACAAATCATGTTAGGAACAGCAATGAGTATGGCAGGAAACGGATCTGGCAAAATACTTAAACCAAATGGTAAAATAATTAAACCAGGTGAAGGTATAGACGAAAACTTTGCCGACGGTAAAAAAAAAGGTAAGAGTAGGCCTGGACGTGTTAAAAAGTCTGGAGCAAGCTGTAATGGCAGCGTCACAAGCCTAAGAAAAAAAGCAAAGAATGCAAGCGGTGAAAAAGCAAAAATGTATCACTGGTGTGCAAATATGAAGTCGGGGAGAAAATAATGAAAATAAGTGAAATTACAGAAGTTAAAGATACTTGTACATGTGACTGTGGTTGTGGTAAACCAGTATGCGAAACTTGTGGAAAACCACATGCTAAAAAAGATATTAAAGAAACTACCATGGCTTCTAGTATTGCTACTAGTACAGGTAGTGGCAATGGTTTTGCAACCGGAGGCATTGGTACTGAACCTATTAAACGTGTATCTAATGATAAACCGAAATCCAAGAAGAAAAAGAAGACAAAAGCATAAATATATATACGGAGAGTATAATGCGGCACAATGAAATAAACAAAAAAGTTAACGAAGGCGGCTTAGGCGACTTAGCACAAATGGCTGAAAGAGACCACGAAGTGCAAATGGCTAGAGCAGACCTATATAAAGTTGCAAAATATGCAATTAAACTACACGAAATGCTTAAACAGGTAAGCGAAGCAGAAGGTATTGAAGGTTGGCAACAGAGCAAAATTACTAAAGCCGCAGACTATATTAGCTCTGTTTATCATGCAATGGACTATGATATGAAATTTGCAGAAACTGCTGTTGCAGAAGCAAAACGCACAAGTTACAAAGACGGCTTGAATGCAATGTTAGAGTCAAAGAAGGGCAAAGACGAAAAATTTAAACCACATATGATGTATGATCCTAAGACTGGCAAAGGCAAAATGGCCAAAGTTGAAAAGGATCATAAAGATCTAGCTAAAAAAGGTTGGACACACGACAAGCCTAAAAAAGTTAAAGAAGCTTCAACAAAAAAAGCAGTATGTAAGGAATGTGGTAACCCAAGCTATACAACATTAGACGAAGAAAAGCAAAAAGGCGTTGACGGCAAAGTATGCTGGAAAGGCTACAAGCGTATGGGCACCAAGAAAAAAGGTGGCAAGACAGTAGACAACTGTGTGAAGATGTAATGCTGGTTCATGAAATCATAACTGAAGAAGGATTTCTAGATAAAGTCAAAGGCGCATTTAACTCTATAATGCCTAAAGACATGAATGACCTTGTTTCATGGGTAAACAATAATTTACGCAAAAAAGGCACTCAATGGATTTACAGAAATGTAAATAAAGAATTTGGTGCAAAACATTTCACTAAAACTGATGTTGATAAAGCAATTAGCATTGTAATGAAAAGAGGTTAATATGACCGATTTTTACAAAATGAGCTCAATGATGAAGGACTTGTTTCCTTCAACTCCTGAACAGGATAAGCAAGCCCTTTTAAATATGGCAAATAATGCTCCTGCAGATATTCCTCCTACGAAAGATTACGTAAACGAAAGTACAACAGTACCACAAGGTTCAATGCCTTTAGGGATTGACAGTGTAAGTGACTTTGCAAAATTAGCAGGAGTTACTGAAACACAGAAAATGGGCAGTGCTGGGCAAGCAAAAGGCAAAGATCCAATGCCCAAGTTAAGTAAACCCACAGCAGGAAACGAAACACCTCATCCTTTAAAAGATAAACTAGTAGGCGAAGACGATATAGATATAACAGCTCTTACACCTGCGGCTACTTCTTTAGGAGGAGCAATAGATCCGGATATGGATCCTAGTGCTTTGATTGCAAGAGGCTTAAAAAAAGCCGGCGAAGGCGATGTCCTTAATGATAAAGAAAGAGAAGCTATCAAACCTTATATTGCTTTGTTTTCAGAATTAATGAGTAATCCTGCATTTAGAAATAATCTAATAGCAATGCAGAAAATTCTTGACAAAAGAGACAAAAAAGAAGAAGATGCTCCGCCAGGTAGAGAAAAACAAGTTAAAAAATTAAAAAAGAAATTCGATGATCCTGGTGCTCCATACGCCATTGCTTGGGCACAACATAATAAGCATGGTAAACCAAAACCAAAGACGGAATCAATAAAACAAGAACTATACAGAGCACTCGCTAAATATAAAAAATAATTAAGGTTCTATTAATGGCCGAAGTAAGTTTTAAAGAGAAGTGCAGAGTATTTTACCTCGTAAAAGGTGATTTTACAAGAGTTTCTCGCCAAACAATAGAAGATTGTTATGATGGTTATTTTAAAAGATTGTGGAATAACACTGAAAGAACAGAGTACGCCTTAGATGGTTTTGAAGAATTATTCAAAAAAACACTTGACAACCCCCAATAAAACCTATATACTATATATAAATTAAGGAGAGACTTATGAGTGATCGTACCTATGGTGCTGAAGAAAAAGCGAAACTTGAAAGACTAGTAAACGAAGGTGTTACAGTTCTACAAGAAATTGAAGACCTAAATGCAGGATTAAAAGACACTGTGAAAGCAGTAGCAGAAGAATTAGATATTAAGCCATCTATGATTAACAAGGCAATTAAAATTGCACAAAAAGGCGACTGGGAAAAAGTTGCTGACGAATTTGACGACTTAGAAACATTAGTCGTTACTGTTGGCAAGGACAAGTAATTGGAAAAGATAAAACTATTTTGGATTAATAGTTACAAGAGTGATAAAATTGCTTTTGCCTTTGAACTTGTCAGTTTTATATTTACGGTTATAGCAAGTTTAACATTAGCGTTTAATGCACTAGACCCTAATATGCTTATTATCTATCCGTTCTTTTTTATAGGATCGGTAACACAATGCTACGCGGCTGTACGCAGAGGTGCAGCTTGGGTAATGTTGTTAACAGGATATTTTGCTGTTATTAATGTAGTTGGATATGGAGTTGCGGCACTATGGTGGTAAAACCCTATCAATGGTTAGCGTGGGTCAGCACAGCATGTTTGCTAGTTGCAGCAACTCTAGCCGCTTTTAATGTTTATCCTTTTTATATATGGGCATTCATTGTAAGTAACAGTCTTTGGGTACTAATAGGTATCCTTTGGAAAGAGAACAGTTTAATAGTCCTGAATGCAGGATTAACCGTAATTTATGTTGCAGGACTTGTCCTGTAATAAGTACTAATAACGCCAATAGCAATAGCTAGGCATGTAGAAGGTTAAGTTGGCCATAAGCAACGAAGGAGATATATGAGTTACGTAGACGCACTATTTGATCGCGATTCTGACATAATTAGAGTCGTTGAGCGTAGAGATGGAAAGAGACATTTCCACGAATACCAAGCAAAATACACATTCTATTACAAAGACGAAAGAGGCAAATATAAAAGTATATTTGGTGATCCTCTTACACGTATTGTATGCAAGAATACAAAAGACTTTCGCAAAGAAGTTGCAATCAACCGCGACAAAGAGCTTTTTGAAAGCGATATTAATCCAATCTTCCAGTGTTTAAGTGAAAACTATCTTAATCAAGATGCTCCTAAACTAAACATTGCTTTCTTTGATATTGAGACAGACTTTGATCCAGAGCGTGGATTTGCTGACCCTGCAGATCCGTTTATGCCTATTACAAGCATCTCGGTATACTTGCAATGGATGGAGACAATGATTTGTTTAGCAGTTCCGCCCAAGACACTTACAATGGAACAAGCTAAAAAAGAACTAGAAGGCATAGAAAATGTAATGCTGTTTGAAAAAGAAGGTGATATGATTGACACCTTCTTAACACTAATTGAAGATGCTGATATTTTATCAGGCTGGAACAGTGAAGGTTATGATATTCCTTACACAGTAAACAGAACAAGTCGTGTACTAAGCAAAGACGACACAAGACGTTTTTGTTTGTGGGGACAGTTGCCCAAGAAACGTGAATACGAAAAGTATGGTAAATCAGCTGTTACCTTTGACCTAATAGGCAGAGTGCATTTAGATAGTTTGGAATTATATCGTAAATACACATATGAAGAACGACACACATATAGACTTGATGCAATTGGTGAGATTGAAGTTGGAGAGAATAAGGTACCTTATGAAGGAACTTTGGATCAACTGTACAACAATGACTTTAGAAAGTTCATTGAATACAACATTCAAGATACCGCACTACTGGACAAGCTGGACAAAAAACTAAGATTTATTGATCTTAGTAATACAGTTGCTCACGAAAATACTGTGATGCTACAGACCACTATGGGTGCTGTTGCTGTTACAGAACAAGGTATTGTTAACGAAGCACACAATAGAGATTTACGAGTCCCTAACCGTAAAAAACGTGATGATACAGAGAATACACAAGCCGCCGGTGCTTATGTTGCATTTCCGAAAAAAGGTTTACACAAATGGATTGGGTCAATGGATTTGAATTCACTATACCCTAGTGTTATTCGTGCATTAAATATGGATCCTGCAACTATTGTAGGACAAATTCGACCAGAGATTAGTGAAGCTCGAGTTACAGAAGATATGGGATTAAAGAAGAAGAGCTTTGCAGGTAGTTGGGAAGGTCGTTTTTCAACCGAAGAATACGAAGCAGTCATGGACCGACGCAAAGATATTGCATTAACTGTTGACTGGGAAGACGGTCGAAGCGATGTGTTAAGCGGAGCAGAGTTGTATCAAGCAATATTTGATAGCCAGATGCCGTGGATGCTTAGTTCAAATGGCACAATTTTTACTACTGAGCATGAAGGTGTTATTCCTGGGCTACTCAAACGTTGGTATGCTGAACGTAAAGACATGCAGAAGATGTTAAAAAAGGCAAAAGATGCTGGTAACGATGCTGAAATTGAGTATTGGGACAAAAGACAGTTGGTTAAGAAGATTAACTTAAACAGTTTGTACGGTGCAATTCTTAATCCTGGTTGTAGATTCTTTGATAAACGTATTGGACAGTCAACTACACTAACAGGTCGTACTATTGTTAAGCACATGAGTGCAGAAGTAAACAAAGTAATCACAGGAAAATATGATCATGTAGGCGAAGCAATGATCTATGGTGATACTGACTCTTGTTATTTCAGTGGATATCCTGTTCTTAAAGAACAAATTGATTCAGGTCAAATACCTTGGGATAAAGACAATGTAATTACATTGTATGATCAAGTATGCGAAGCTGCAAATGAAACATTTCCGAAGTTTATGTTAGATGCATTTCATTGTCCTAAGAGTAGATCAGATGTTATTGCGGCGGCTAGAGAAATTGTTGCAGAAAGCGGATTATACATTACTAAGAAACGTTATGCGGCATTAGTATATGACGTAGAAGGCTTTAGAAGTGATGTAGATGGCAAGCCTGGCAAGGTAAAAGCAATGGGCTTAGACTTGCGTAGATCAGATACTCCTGTGTTTATGCAACAGTTCCTAAGTGAACTATTACTTATGGTGCTTACAGATGTTCCACAGGCAGATATATTAGAACGCATTACACAGTTCCGTAAAGAATTTAGTGATCGTCCTGGTTGGGAAAAAGGTTCACCTAAACGTGCGAACAAAGTAGGACACTATCAACGCCTAGAAGAAAAGCAAGGTAAAGCAAACATGCCCGGACACGTTCGAGCAAGTATTAATTGGAACACACTCAAGCGTATGAATGGTGACAAGTACTCGCAAGAGATTGTAGATGGTATGAAGGTTATTGTTTGTAAACTTAAACAAAACCCACTAGGCTATACAAGTGTTGCATATCCTACAGATGAATTGCGTATTCCAGATTGGTTCAAAGAACTGCCGTTTGATGATGCGGCAATGGCTGAAACTATTATTGACAACAAACTAGACAACTTGATCGGTGTGCTTAACTATCCGCTAGAGGATACAAAACAAAACACTACATTTGGCAGTTTGTTTGAATTCGGAGATTAGTATGAAATTTAGTACATGGGATATTGGCGGTGATGTTGTAAAGCAAGATGACCGCTACACAGTAAAAGATAACACAACACTAAACAATCTTATTGTTAGTTCAACAGATTTACATCCTCATAAAGCAACTACAGGACATAAACACGAAGGACAAGAGGAAGTTTATATCTTTGTCCGCGGTGGCGGAGTTATGGAACTTGATGATGATAAGTTTGCTGTTTATGAAGGAGATACTGTTTTAATTAAAGATGGTGTGTTCCATCGTGTACATGCAGGTGCAGAAGGTTGTTATTTTATTTGTGTATTTGATGGCAGGAGAAATCATTAATGAAAGTAGGGTTTACTTGTTCAACATTCGATTTATTACACGCAGGACATATTATTATGT